GTGGTTTTGGAGATATTTCAGGTTTTGCTGTTTCTGCAGGTACTTCTTTTGATTTTAGAGAAGCCTCCGCTTCTTTTGCTGCTCTAGTAAGAATTGATTCTTGTGGTCTTTTTATTTGTTCTATTGCCTTTATATCTGTTAAAGACAAAGTTGTTTTTGGTTCGGGGATTGGTGCTGGTTCTGGAATTTGTGCAGTAAAAGCACCACCCTGTCTTCCTTTAGTTGCCTTATAGATGTTTGGCAAATAACCAACAGATTTTAACGTTTCTCCAGTATTGGCCCAATCTGGTTTTAAAGAATATTCTGGTACAGGTGGAGTAGCAGGAGCATTCCAATCAACTTGTGTTTCTGATTTTTTGGGTGTTTCAACTGCAGGAACTGTTGGTTCTTCTGGTGGTTTTGGAGAAATTTCTGGTTCAGATCTTCTTCTTCTTCTTTCTTTTGCTTTTCCTTCGCCTCCAATTGGTTCTGGTGGTGTCCAGAATGTAATTGGAACATTTGTTTTAACAAAAGAATCAACTCTTTGAGATCCTACTGCTGGGGGTTCGTAAAGAGGATTAGTTATTGTTTCTCTTGATATTTCAACTGGTGCTAACGGTTTAGAAACTTCAGTTTTTGCTGGTTCTGGGATTTGTGCAGTAAAAGCAGCACCTCTTCTCCCTTTGGTTGCCTTATAGATATTTGGTAAATAACCAAAAGCTTTAAGCATTTCTCCAGTATTTGCATATTCTGGTTTTTTAGATATTTCTATAAAAGATTTTGTTGGTGCACCAAAATCTGCTCTTGGTAAATTTTTTGCTGGGTATGTTCCAGAAGGTGGAATTTCAAATTTTGTTTCACCCGAAACTTCTATATCTTTTGCTGCTTCTGGTGCAGTCTCTGGTTTTGCAGAAACCTCTGGCTTTGGTGTAGTTTTTGATTTATTGTAAGCTGCAATAGCTCTATCAGCCAATTTGGAGCCCAATACAAATGGTGCAGCACTACCAAGCATTTCACCAGCCCATCTTGCTAATTTGTCTTGGGATGCTGCTTCAATGGCACCGGGGGCTATCATGGCTGCTCCAGCTGCGCCGACCCCAGCTCTTCCCACGGCTTTTCCCAATTCTTCTGCACTTCTTGCTCTTGCTAATATTGGTGGTAAAAATCTTCTTGATGCTTCTGCTGCGGTTTTAACCCCTGTTGGTGCTCTAGAGGCCGCTCCTGCTAAAACTCTTCCTCCAATTGCGCCTGCTCCTCTGGTTGCTAAATTAAATGCACCGCCAACAGCACCACCAGCTGCTAATTGAGCCGGATCAGTTAAAACATCAGCTGCACCCGCTGCAACATCATAAAAATTTGCCGCACTTTGACTTATTCCAGTCCATCTAGGCAAATCTATTTCTAATTTTTTATTTCCTTCTGCATCTTCTGTTTCAATACGAAGAGGATTTGTAATTCCACCAGCAACAGTTTCATATTCATCTCTAGTTAAAACATCTGCTAAATCTTTATTTTTAGATATTACTTTTGTTAATAAATCTTTTTCACTTATATTTGTATTGCCTGCATCGAACTCAGCTTTTCGTTCTCTAACCAAATCTTGAACTAAAACATCGCGTAGTCTTTTATATTTTCCCGGTAATTTATCTTTCATTTCCGATTCGGCTCTTCCTAACTCTTCTACACCAGCACCAAAATATACTGATGCTGCAGGACTTAAAACATATTGTGAGGCATCAGTCCATCCACTAGCATCGGAAAGATCCATAAGCTTTCCGAGACCCCATTGTCTAAAGGAAGCTAAACTTTTTTTATATTGTTCGCCAGTTTGTTTTGCTACTGACGGTAGCTCTTCATTTGGTTTTAAAACACCAGCTTTTCTTAATCTTGATTCCTCTGATCTTCTTGCTCTAATATCAGCTCCATCTTCTTTCAAAATAGTATTTCTTTTTGAAAGAAGATCTTTTATTATTGGATTAAGTTTACGAATATTATCCATTTAATCAGGCCCGTCTTGTATTATTGTTTCCCAAAACACTATTTATTGCTTGACTTAGTGATGGAGCTCCAATTCTAGCTGGTTGCCCTGTTGGTTTTGCACCACCCGTTGGTGTATTTGGTTGACCGATTTTTGGGGGTGTTGTGCCTGAAGGAAGCATGCTTTGGGCAACACCACGAACAAAACCGGGTCTTGCTTGTATTGAAGAAATTTCTCTTTGAACAGTCCCCCTTCTATCTGCATTAAATTGATCTAGAGAAATTTGTGATTGATCAACTCTGCGATCAAGTTCTCCTTCTCTTGCTGCATTTTGGGCATTAATACCTCTATAGGTTCTGTTAAAATCTACGGTTGTTTGGTCCAAAGCTCTTGCTGTAGGCGATACTCTAAAAGCTGATGTATTACTAGCTGCACGAACTAGCATAGTTGAATCTTCACGATTTGTTGCATCATATGGTCTTCCATATTCAGCTTCAAATTGTCCGTATGTCATATTCGTTCCTTGAATACGAGTGTTTTGCATAGCAGCTCTTTTTTTCTCAGCTTGTTGAGCATAAAAGTCTGCATTATCTTGAGCTCTCTGTTCCGCTTCTTCGGCGCCAGCTTGTTGAGTTCGAGAAACTAAATCTTCTTGCGATCTTCCAATAGTTCTTTGCATCATATCTTGTGCGGCAGCTTTTCTTTGTTTACCGGAAGCCATTGCATCCATATCAATCTGTTCTTGGGTTCTTCCAGTATCATCGGTGCCAGCAGTTGGTTCCATTGCTAGCGGAGATACCTTTGCTTTGGCTTCCAAGTTTCCTTGTATTTTTCCTTCAAGACCTCTTGTGGCTACTTTTCCTTGTGTCATTGATTTCATCAATGAAAGTTCACCAGCTTCTTGTGACGTTAGTTCTTCTGGTTTTTTTCCAGAAAGTTCTGCAATCCGTGAAGCCATATATTCTGCCTGTTTTGTTTCTGCTTTTTCTCTTCTCCATTGTCCCATACGAGCTCTATTTTCTGGAGTATCTGCTGGAAGATTTGGATTACCATCTCTGCCCATTTCAAGTGTATCCGCTAAATTACCACCAGATGGGGTTGGACCTTGACCCTGCGATCCTGCTGAAATTTCTTGATTAAATTGATATGCTTCGTCTTCTTCTCTTTTTCTTTTTACATCTTGCTTTGCTTGAGAAAGTCTGTCATTTTCTGCCGTATTTCTTGCTCTTGCTCTTTCATTTCTAGCTTCAGCTTCCATTCTTTTTCTTGCAATGGTTTCATTGCTGTCTGTATATTCATAAATAACATTTTTATTAAAAGGATTTGCTATATTATTTCTTGTGTAAGCAACACAAGAAACATCATAACCGCGTCTTTGTTTTTCTAGAGAGCTTAAAACATTTTTAGTATTACTTATTGTGTTTTCGGTGGCCTGTGATTTTTTTTGTTTAAAAATATTATTTTGTTCTAAAATATTTTTACTAACATCTTTCAGAGTGGGTGACTTTTCAATAGATGCATCATTATTATGTTTTTTTGTCAAGAAATCCTTGACTTCCCAATAAAATTGTCTATGTTGTTTATTATCCATGGCTGTAAAATATTTAGATTTTCATAAATACTTAAAAGGTATGAAAAAACAGGTACTCCTGTTAAACCAAGATAATACTCCTCTCAATATTATCACCATTTCCAAAGCTTTTAAACTTTTATCAAAAGATAAAGTTTGGATAGATGAAAATAGTTTAGATTATTATGAGGTAGTATCAGTATCAAAAATTGTAAAAATTCCTAAAATTTTGATATTAAAATACTATGTAAAATTGCCTTTTAAAAAGGCTGCACCCAATAGAATAAACATTCTCCGCAGAGACAATTATAAGTGCCAATATTGTGGTATTGATCTTTGCACAAAAACTGCAACTTTGGATCATGTCATACCAAAATGTAAGGGCGGTGGTTCTACATGGGTCAATCTAGTAGCAGCATGTAAAGATTGTAATTTGCATAAAGGAAATAGAACTCCAAAAGAAGCAAAAATGGATCTAAAAAATAAACCAAAAGAACCATCTTACGGATTCTTGTTCGATCACATGCTAATTACTTTTAGAAAGAATAGTAATGCCTAATTATAGTTTTAAATGTGAGGAGTGTGATCATTCATTTGAATTGTTTTTAAAAATGAGTGAATCGGATCAGCCTTTAAAAGATAAATGCCCATGTTGTGGAAAAAAGAAAGTAATTAAAGATTGGGGCCAGCAAAGAAATTCCATAGGCATGGATATGACTTTAACTCCTTCTAAAGTTACTGGTTCCGCATGGAAAGATGTGATTGATAAAATCAAAAATAACGGTCAAGTACCAAAAAGATTCCATGATAAATTAGACAATTCTGGGCAGCATGCTGGAAGAATTGTTCGTTAAATTTTATTATTAACCAAATATTTTAAAATATAATAACTGTCCACTATATCGGTTATGGGATTGGATAAAGTTTTTTGACCAAAATTTGCCATTAAATTTGTTTTGGTTTCTTTCGAGAAGTGTTCGTACATTAGCCCTTTATCAGCGTTACCTTTGCCCGTGGCGTGTTTCTTTGACTTGGACGGCTCTACGACCGTCAGAGGAACCCCCGCCTTATAGAGCTTATGTTTAAAAATTCCCATATTTTCGGCCAAATGGAATACTCTTCCTTGGGAACCATAGGAATACCCTTCTATAGCCACTTCAGATGCCCCAATACACAAATTTATAGCCCAGTCTGAAATACTGTCAAATCTGTCAGTATCAGCCACGTATTCCTGAAAACTTTCACCAGTAATATTTGGCAAAATTTTATCTGCGTATTTTTTAGTGTTTGTCAAGTAGTAGAAAAAACAATTATCAAATGTAAATGGCTTTCTCTCGTCATACAAACAGAGACATGGACAAGTTATTGAATAATCTACACCTATTAACATGTGGAACATAGATATTTATTCTTCGTACCAAGGCCAGTCACAGAACCTTTCTTTCATAATATTATCTATCCACTCGTAATAGTAACAAACTTTTATGCCTCCATTATCTATTACATTCCCAGAAGATGGATCTACACCAAAGAATGATATTATCCCTGCCAATTTTCCAGAATCTTCAAAAATTCCTCCACCAGAATCACCGTAGTAAACTGAACCATTGAGTGCAAGCATTCTCATCACTTGTCCATTATCTTCAATTAAAGAGCCGTAGTAGCGCATTACACCCTTCTCGCTTACCTTTTTGTATCCGAGGCTCCACCCAACAGTAATAAGTTCTTCTCCCGGAATAAGATCCCACGTTATCTTTGAAAGTTCTGCTGGTGGTTCATAGCAGTCTTCTTCCAAAATGCAAAGAACAATATCATTCATTGGAAACCCAGGAACATATGGGCTTGCTTTATGCACTTTACCTATTCTTAAAAATTGTCCTCCATGAGTCCAAAAATATTTTGGAGGATCATCAGATAATGCAAAGCAATGCTGTGCACTTAGTATTGCGTTTCTGTGAATAAGAACCGCAGATCCTATTACATCACCGGATTGTGTAACTATAGCACCTACACAGGAGTAGCGGTCATCCTCAGCTAGCCCGATGGAATCGTACTTCGAAGAATCCAATAAGAATGCGGGGACTTCCGCTACTCCTTGTGTTTTTTCCTGTTCTGATTCAACTTGTTTTGGAGGAGACGATAGCGAATTGCAAGCAACGCTTGTCGCCATCACAACTGCGAGGATTAATGGCCTCAGCAACATGGCAAAAATATTTAGAATAAAAAACCCCCTTGCGGGGGTAAAATCTTTTGATTTTTTATGCTCCTCGGGCTGGAATCGAACCAGCGACATAGAAGTTAACAGCTTCTCGCATCTACCTACTGAGCTACCGAGGAGTGAAGAATCAGACTATCTGGCAACCACCAGCACCACAGGCAAATTCCTTTGCCGACTCAGTATTGTCTTCTGCCTCATATTTAGAGAGCTCCTTGAAGTTAACTTTAACCTTCGGATGCGCTGCATATGTTGCAGAATCAATTTGCTCAAATGGAGCCTGAGCGTATGTGTGATTGTCACCACCGGGAAGGAACGAGATGCCTGTTGCGACATCGAAGTTCTCCCAGAGCCAGTTACCGACCTCAAGGAACTCGGAGTCCTTGTAATTGACGGTGATGGATGGCTTGTGATGGCAGTAATGTTCCTGATAAGTCTTCCACAGATCCAAGTGATCCAATGCACGGAGATCTTCCGTTGTAGTTGTACCCCTTGGAGCCTTCATAGCAAATGTGAAGACCGCTGTATTATTAGGATTGATCACATCATCTTCGCAAGGAACGCCTTGATCCTTCATGAGATTATAAATTGGATCCTTCTTGTCAATACGGATTCTACGATAATAATGTTCCGCATAACGTGGGTGAAGACCTGATGCAGAATCAACAAGGCATGACGTTGTTCCCTCTGGCTTCACGCATGTGATGGACTTGCTTGGATTGATGCCAAGCTTCTCTGCCCACTTCATGTTCGTTGCCGTTGCATGATCGCGGAGTGTTTCGAGCAGACGTACCAACTTTGGCTTGCCTTCGAGTCCACTAGTCAATTTGTTGTCATAGATTCCGGTCATGCTGACACCAAGTAGACGCTCCTCTTCGCAGTTCTTCTTCCACTCGGGACGAAGGTATGGAAAGTCAACAAATGTTGATTGAACTGTGCCGATGATGGTGGCAATCTCAATCTTCTTCTTCAGCGAAGCAGCGGTGTCATCGGGACGAACAACGACAGTTGAGAGATTGCAGAACTCAAATGGCTTTAGAATAATCTCTGAGCATGGGTTTGTTCCATACTCACAGTTTTCATCACGACCCCATTTGACTGCTTGCTCCTGCAATGCCCTGCGGTTAATCATTCCGCGCTCACCGCTGTGGCTGTTGTAAAGCGAAGTCCATTCTTCAAGGAACTGACCCATAGGAGGACGACCGCGATAGACAGCAGAGTTGTTTGCATAGGAACGGAAACCAGCCTGCTCCCACCATGCACCGCTCTTGCAGAGAGCCATCTCACGATCCGAAAGATCGCTGAGAGAGATCATAGCAGAGCGACGAACACCACCTACAATGACTGCGTTTGCGATTGCACAGCAGATATCGTGACACTCAAGAGCGGTGAGTCTTCGGCCTTGTGCGTTGTAGAACACCTTGACAATAAACTTGAATAGATTGTCAAGAGGAGCGGGACCGCTTGCACGACCACCAAAGGTCTTCAGTCTTGCACCCGATGGACGAATCTTACTGAGATCCCACTTAACGTGGCGACCAGCATAAAGATGGTCCATCAAGAATCTAACTGAGTTGCCCCAACCTTCCTTGGAGTCTTCAACAACATAAGTGATGTTGAAGGCTTTTTCAATTTTGTTTGCAACTTGTGGAAGTTTATCTGTGTATTGGTGCTCAACAGAATAACCAACACCAGTTCCATTCATGAGAATTACAAAAAGTTCTGCAAATGAATCAAGGCTGTCAATTGGCAAGTACGAGCAATTGTACAAGCAAGTGTTGTCATGATCTAATGCAGGTCCTGCAGTCATCAGACTGCGCATGGAAGGAAGAACCTCAAGATTGAGGATTGCTTCTTTTACGTCAGGACGCTCTGCAAGTTGCGGAACTTTATTAGTAAAATAATTCCACCAACGGTCTACACATTCATCCCATGTTTCTCTGCGATTTTTTTCAGGAATCCAGCGAGAATAACGCGAAATAAAAATAAACGATTGAAATGGTGACAAATTTTCTGCCATAATAGGCTACTCCTTAGTTGGTGTCTTTATTTAGTTGTTAAAGTTTTCCACGAAACTGGGAAAAGTGGAGCAACAATTTTATCTATTGCTTCAGCATATTTTTGAATTTCCCATTGTGCGTGGCTATCGATTCTCAGATTATAAACGCGGGCAAATGCGTAGAGAGAACCAGTCCACACAAATTCCGTATAAGTTCCTTGTGGAAGAATAGATCTTGCCTGTTCTGGTGCAACTCCATCGACCAACAGACGATTGTAAAGATCAATACATTCATTTGCAATTCCTTCATATTCTTGTCTCAACTTGATGCAAAGATCCATATCTTCAATTGCACCAGAGCTGCCCTGTTTTGCTCCGTTTGTTGGGGCACTGCGCCACAGAGGAATATAAATTTCTGGTTCAAATGTAACATATCTGCGGCTGACTTCATTCATGACAAGACCGATTTGATGCTTGCCAAGTTGTGCACGAACAAAGATTGGGCACTTTATTCTCAAACTAATTTGAGCGTGACAAAATGGAGTGAAGTGATTATGCTTTGCAAGATAATTAATAAGTTTAGCATCACGGTCAGACAATTTCTTTTCACGATAGCCTGTCCAATTGTGCTCGCTATCCCAATCACTTTCTTTGTTAAATGAAACGCGGGCAGCATTGACAACACTGAGATCGGAACCCATGTAGTCAACCAATTGAACGTGACCGTGATCTAGAACTTTAATATTAGTCTGATCCGCGTTTTGTTTGGTCTCTGTCATTTGTCTCCTCTTCATCATCTCTATCTACAAGTTCAACAGTAACACCCGGAATTTTGGTAAAATCTGCCGCGTATTCGCGGGCTCTTGACCAAAGATCTGGATCCATTTCTTTAACATATTCACCAAAACGTTGAACGAATGTTAAATATGCTTCGCTAGCTTTTAAAATGTCTTCTTCTGACATATCACTATTATCGTCTTTCATTTTAAACTTTCTTCCAGTAAGTATACTTCATTTTTGCTTTAAGTCCAGAATAAACATTATTCATTATTAATTTCATGGTTGTTTTTTCTCCATATGCGATAACCATATCATTAATATCTTTTTTGTCTATTTCGGATGGCCAGATTACTACGTTTCTTCCGGCATCTATGTATCTACCCAATAGTGCAGAAATTTCTGCATTTCTAGGTTCATTATCAAATATGAACACTACTTTTGATTTTGCAATTTTTGCAGGCAATTCTTCAAGCCATCCTGCACCCTGCATTGCCGTACAATTTGGAATAAACATTGAATCAATAGGGCCTTCGGTAACATATATAGTTGACCTAGGATCTATTTTATCTAGATTGTACCAGAGCCTTTCTTGCCCTTCTTTTTTGAGCGTGATGTACCTGATCGCTTTTTCGTCATCAATTGCTCTGCCTTGAACCCCAACAAGCTCACCCACCTCATTGTAGAACGGTATGACGAGTCTGGCTTCCTTATGTCCGGTTCTGTCAAAATCGGCCATGATCTTACTGAAATCAGGGCTGTAATAAAAGTTGCTATACTTTTCTTTCGGAATTTGTCTAGACTGAACATATTTTATCGCCTTATGATCTGCATTGAGTAAGTCAAGCCTTGTTCCGAGGTTAGTGAAAGATGGCTGCTTGACTTCTTTCTTTTCTGTAACCACTGGTTCTGGAGTTTTTTCCTTAAACATTTCGAACGAGTATTCTTTGCATAGTGTCGGGCTAACAGACTCAAGAACCCCATATAGATTAGAAGAAAAACCGCAATTGTGGCATTTGTATACATAGTGTCCTTTATGCTCA